ACGAAAACTATGCACCAGTAAACTTCACAGCTCATGGCTTCACCTCAGGCTCTGAGTTATACGGGTCGCACTTCGACCGGCGCGGGCTGCTCGGCGTACAACGCCCGTAGCTCGTATTTGTAGCCTTGCGCTATGTAGCCCTGAATCTCTCTGACGCGAGACTCTATCGTTTCTCCTGCATATTGGTACTTAACCGTTAAGTTTTCCCACGCTTCCCAGCCGGGAGTGCAGGTGTTCTCCCCGTGGAAAAATCTAACCTGCCATAGGTCTGGAGTTGACTTGCCGGATCGCGCCACCGGCTCGCCCTGGGGCTGGCCGGCCGTCTTGATCAGTTCAAGAAGGCCATACGCCTGCTCTGCTTCGATCACGCTGCAATTGTTGTACGTAAGGATCGGGCGACCGGCTGTGTGGTCGATGCTCCAGCCCTTCGGGTTGAATCCTTCGGCAGGCGCATCCAGCAATGCGCGCAGCTCTTCACGGGCCTTAATGCGCTTGTGGTAATCGTCTTCAGTTACAAGCTCCATGCTTACGCGCACCAGCAGCTCACGTGGCACGCTGACCGTCTTCTGTTCGTTGTTCATGCTGCCTCCTGCGGGTAGGTCTGTTCGCCTTTGGCGCCCTGGTCGGCGTCGTTTGCAATCTGGTTGAGGGTTCGAGCCAGGTCGCGCAACTGGCCCGACGTGAGAAGCGCGCCGTGGGCGGGGAGGCCCTTGACGAAGGTGAGGCCGCGTTCATCGATCGTGACGACGAACCGGGCCCGGACTTTCTGGCTCATACAGCCTCCATGGTCATCAGCAGGTTCTGGGCGTTCACAACCGTCATTCCCAGGCGCTGGCCGATAAGCACCTCCAGCTTCGCCCCCTCAGAGTTCTCCCAGCCCGGCAGGAGGCAGATAACCCCGCACAGTCCCAGCCGGGTGAGGTCGTAGGCCATGTAGTCTGCCCACTCGGCGCCCTCGACGACGCCATGCTCTGCCGGGTTCTCGACCATGTAGCCGAACGCCCGAAGCTTGGCGGCCACGGCGTTGAAGGCGGGGAAGTTGAAGTCTTCGATTCCGGTCATCGGCCCGGCCACATAGATGCGGTTTTCGCGATCAGTCTGGAGTTTCACGCATGGTGCGTCGGCCGGTAGCTTCCCGTGATCAACGCCCAGGGCGTAGGTCTCATCCTGAAAGTCGATGAGCGCATCGGATAGCTCGATCTTGTCCGCGTACTTGAGGTACAGGCGCTCGATGTCGGCCTGGCGGGTTTTGTTTTCTGTGGGCATGGGGATACCTCGCGGCTATATTTCCTCTCAATTCAACAGAGGAGCTTTGGCATGGATGCAGGATTGATTAACGACATTATTTCAACGTCGGTAGGCGGAGCGGCTGGCGGAGCAGTTGCTGGGCTTGTCTTGTACGGTGTTCAGCAAGGGCATCAGGCGATCAGGGATACGATCGATACCAGGCGGGTCCTTGCGTGGATGAAGTCGGAGTCCGCGAGTTTTCAGTATCGATCAACCAGAGCGATCTCCAGCTTCAATAACCTCACTGAAGACCGGGCTAGGTTCATCTGTAGCCGATGTCCAGAAATCATCATGTCACGCGGCAAGGAAGAGGATATGTGGACCCTGAATGCAGCTCTGGAAACTTTCCGAGATATTCAGAACAACCAGAGGTGATCTAGTCCAACGCTAAGCAGCAACGGCCTTATTTGCACTGGACTGCCAGGGGTCATTTGCCCTGGCGAGGGCCGCCATTGGTGGCGGGCTGACGCTGTTGCCGCACATGTGCACCTGCTCGGTCTTCGTGAACGGCTTGCCATCGGCGCCGTGGCTGATGATGTAGTCGGCCGGGAATCCCTGGGCCTTGTATAGCTCTGCCGGTTTCAGCATCCGCAAGCAGATATCGACGATCACATACGGCGCGCCCTTGACCATCACGGTGACCATGGCCAGGCGGTCCTTGGTTGTGATTGTCGGCGCCGGCGAATCGCAAGCGCTGATGTTTTCTGTGCCGTAGTAGCTGATCAGGAAGGCGGCCACACGAAGAGCGCCCGCTTCATGCTCTGGCGATAGCGTGAGCGACACCAGCGAACTCTTGCCGCCACCACCAGCGGTGATCGTCGGCGCCGGTTCGTCCAGGCCCTGGCCTGTGCTGGCGCCGAATGCGCGCTCCATAAATGCGCTGACCAACCCGTGGTGTTGGCCACCCGCGCTGACGGTGTGCAGAGGGTCGGTGAGGTCGCGTGCATCGCAGTTGCCACGCAGATGTACCAGGTTCGCCACGGCTAGCTGCTGCTGGCTGCCGGTGTTGGTCACCGTGGTCATCGGGTCTTTGATGCTCTTGGCGTCCGTGGCGTTGAAGCCTCCATTCATCTGCGCCATGAACACCGTGGATATGCCCATAGCATGGGCTGCTCCGGCCGGGCGCTGATAGTTGCCGCCGCTGGTGATGGTCGGCAGCGGTTCGTCCAGCGCCTTGCCGGCGTCATCGAAGCGGAACTTCACCAGGTGTGCCGCTGCTATCGCGCGGTGGTTCTGGGTCATCAGCGTGCCCACCGGCTGGTCCATGCCCACCGGCTTGCCGGAGTACTCCGGGCCACCAGCCCCAACCATCAATGGGCTGATCAGCGTAAGCTCGCCGCGGTTCGCGCAGGTCACTGTCGGCAGAGGGTCGAGCGGGTCATTGATTCGGTCGCTGCCCTGGTGCGTGGCCGGCGCGATCACCGGGCTGACCACGGAGAAGGCGCCGCCCTTCGGGTATGATGTGATGGTGCGCAGCGGATCGCAGGCCGACTGCACCGTTTCTCCTGACCAGTTGGCGATTGGGACAATGAAAGGCGACGGATTGTCGATAACGAACTTCTTCATGCCTTTTGCAACGCGGCGCATGGTGGCCGGGGCCAAGTCCTTCTTGCGGCCGAATATGCTTTTGCCCAGGTCGCTGAAGTCGATGCAGTCAGCGGCGGTTTTCCACTTCTGCTGGCCCTTGGCGGGTTTCTTGGCGTGGGTTGGCTCCGGCCACACGATTGACTGTCCATCGCACCGGGCGATCATGAACAGGCGTTCTCGGCTGGTTGGGGCACCAAAGTCGCATGCCTTGATGACTCGCCACTCCACCTGGTAGCCCATGCCTTCGAGCAGTTGCACGAACCGGCGCCAGGTGATGCCGCGCCTTTTCGGATCAGGCACCAGGAACTGCTGTTGCACCGGCACGCGCTCGCCGATTGCCGCTACTGTACCGTCCAACTTCATCACCCGGCCGGTGGCTTTGTCTCGCTTGGCGATCAGAGGTCCCCACTGCAGGATCTGCTTCACGTTTTCGAGACTGATCACACGGGGCCGTTTCTTGCCGGCCCACTTCATGCCGATCCACGACAGGTTACGAATCTCGCGCTTGCGCGGCTGGCCACCGGCCGCCTGGCTGTGATGCGTGCAGTCTGGGCTCATGTGGAACCAGCCCACCGACCTGCCCTGGCATTCCTCGTCAGGGTCGCCCTCGAACACGTCCGTGGTGAAGTGGCGGGCGTGCGGGTGGTTGGCGGTATGCATGCTGATAGCCGCCGGGCTGTGATTCTTGGCCACGTTGACCTTCCGGCCAAGCCCCATTTCCAAGCCGGTACCGGCGCCGCCGCCACCGCAGAAGAAGTCGACCACCAGTTCGTCGTCTTGCTGGTTCAAGGCCAGGCTGAACTGGGTTTTGAAGTCCAAGGGGTTCTTTTTCTGAAATGCAGACATGGGTGGTCCTCGCCAAGTGTGGCTTGAAGATGTTTTGAAGGGGTGGGTGGCTTATGCCGCTGATTCGCCAGAGTCGATCTTGCGAAGCTCGATGACCTCGATCTTCTGCGAGCCATCGGTGATCACCCAGCAGGGCAGGTCGAGGTTTTGGAAGGTCCCGCGATAGTTTCGGTAGGCTCCCAGGGCTGCCTTGTTGAAGCAGTCGGCGGCAACCTTGCCGACAGGGATCGGCTTACCCCCCCCATGAGGGTCAGATCGAAGACGGTGACGTTCTCGATCCGTTTTGCGGCGGCACGGATGGTATTCGGGGCGAGCTTGAACTCCTCAGCCACCTTCTTGACGTGCTTGCTCATCAGGGCGTCGTGAATTGCTTGGTCGCGCTGGCCGTTACGCAGGCCTGCGTAAATCACTGCTTTCATGGTGATCTCCAGGGCATACGCCTCCCTCGCCGGGGTGGCGTGATTCGTTGAAGTGGGGTGTGGGATTTGTCGGAGTTCAGACAAGCAAGTGCCAAGCGAACGTCGCAGCTTCAATTCCGCTGCAGACGCTTCCGTAGGTGATGGACATTGGTGATCCTCGCCAGTGGCGTGATTCGTGGAAGTGGGCTATTGATTGATGGCCGGCATGGAGCCGGGGAGGGGCAGGGCTGTGAGCGAACTGCGGAAGATGACCCAGACAGAACTGTCGGAGGCTCTCGGAATATCTGAGAGCGAGGTGTCCCGATACATTGCTGACAATGAACCAAAATCAGATGGATCAGGGCACTGGGTGTTCTTCTCGATCCATACTCCCGAGGAGGTGCTTTTCCGCTTTGGGGTTGGCGCTGGCTATCGGCTTGAGTTGGACAGGTAGGTTTTCTTCAAATCGCCACTCATAGCAGCACCGCCTGGGCGGCATGTGCCGTCGCCGCTGATGGTCGAACGGTGTTGAACCCGGTATCCACCGCCGACAGCGTGTCCACCCAGTACGCCTCTCGCTGGGTGATGTGTGCCGCCCGGTCCTTGCACTCGTTTGGATAGGTGATCACCTCAAGCACAGAGAACTCCCAGTCTGTGATTTCGCTGGTGCGCAGTTCCGTGTGGAACTTGCATTCGCTGGGCTTGCTCAGGTGCTGCCACCAGCGCAGCGTGAACGGTTGGGTGGTCTGGCCAACGTAGACCCGGCCGGTGGACTTTTGCCGCACCTGGTAGATCACCGGCGGTGACCGGCCTTCGCTCGCCAGGCGGAACTCCGACAGATCGCGGCCGACAGCAGCCTTTTGGCACGCCTCGGTGCAGTAGTCGTGGCTCTTCGTCTCCGTGTATGGGTCGTTGTACTTGTCGATCAGCTTGAACACCGTGCCGCACTCCTTGCAGGCCCGGTCCTCGAAC